CTTCGGGTCGGACGTAGCAGCGGCAACTCACATGAAGCGGCGGAGCGCCCACATCCGAATATGAAATGTCGAGAGCTGAGCCGTCCGTCCCGGTATGCGTGTCTCCTTTGTCATAAAAGTTTGCTTCAATATCGATCACCTTGGCGTTCATCGCCTCGCACCACGGACAGACCATCTCATCGGCCGCCGTGTACCATTTGATGGTCTTCACCACCCCCGTTTGTTTCCAGGCCTCCTTGGTCGAATCGTTCGCTACCCTGAATGTCTCTGTCCTTGCCACCTGCGCCGCCCTCACTTCATCGCTGAAGGCGTAAATATTGGAAATTTTGTTTTTCATCTCTGGGAGAGATGCGCCTTCACCCAGACCTTCCTCGATTGCATCTTTGAGGAGGGAGAGTGTCGTATCGTTATAATTTCGTGACATGAGCTCGATCGCACGGGAAAGAGCGGCTTCGACATCCGGCGTGATTCTGAAGTCGCTCGAGCCGAGAAGCTGCAGAGCTTCGCTTCCCTCGGCTTGATACAAGCCGTTCAGGATGGGCTCGGAGAGGTCGATCATGGCCGCAATCCAAGAGTCCTTGTTGAAAATCTCATCCGCCGTGATCTTCCATCCCTTCTTATCGAAAAATCTTTCAACATTCGAAAGCACGACGTCTTTCTGGTCGGAGTTGAATTTCTTTATTCCTTCAAACATCAGATTCTCGTAAAGAGTGACGCGAAGAACGAAGCCTTTGTAGAGAACTTCGTATTCCGCATGGGAAAGATTGGAGAGGTCGTTCCGCGCTTTTCTTTTCACTTCTTCGAACTGCTTCTTGGATGTTTCGATCGAATCAGCCACGCGCTTGGCGATTTCCTCGGCCATGGCTTTCCTGGCCTTGGTATTCTTGGCGCCTCGGGTCGAAGGCTTCTTGTCCCCGTTCTTGACCGCCGGATGCTTTGCCGACTTGGGCTTAGGCTTGCCGAGAGGAAGAGTGAGACCAATTCTCATCACATCGTCGCCGTTTTCCACTCCGTCGAGACCGAAGTATTCTTCCCTGGCTTCGTTCACGCTCATAACGGGCTGTGTTGCCACGGCCGCTTTCATCTCCTCGATCTTCTGCACCTTGTCTTCCGGGACAGGATCGACAAAGTCGAGGTAGAGATTGTCCCCGTACCTCGGCACCAGGAATTCATTCAATTGCTGCACGATCATCTCCATCTTTGGCTTGATGGTGCGAGCGGCAAAGACATAGTTGGCTGTTTCGGCCGTTGCTCTGTTTGTTTCCGATTCGCTTCCGCCCAGAATTGTCTTCGGCACACGGAAACCCGCTAGTATTTTGTCGCGCATGACCTGCTGAAGGTTGGCGAAGTCCATGTCCTTCGGGTTGCTCGAGGCTTCATCGTACTTCACGCCTTTCGGCAACACTGCCACGCGGTATGCGTTACCCGCCCCTTTATATAGATTCTCAAAGGAAGCGCGGAGCACCTTCATTTGCGCGTCCGTGATGGCATTTTCCGAAGAGAGCAGCCCTCCGAGCCTTGCGCCGTTCTTGAAATAGTTCAGGTTAACCTCGCTTGCGAAATTATCCGAATCAATCCAGTCGGCTATGGCTTGCACGGTGCCAAGTCCTTGATACGGATCATTCGGATCGGGATATTTCATATGCAAAACCTGCGCGGGCTTATACGTGACGGACTTGCCGTCAACTGAATATGAGTATCCTTTGATGAATTCGGGAAGCGGTGCGGGGACCGGATTCGTGTATCGTGGATTCAAGAGGAATATGGCTTTTGGCTTGTCGGTATCTTTTTCGACTCCGTCGAGAAGCCAATATGAATTGCCGGCAAGCTCGAGATGGGCGCCGGTCAGATACCGAAGCTCGTATCCGGTCTGAAATGGATTGACTCCGTTCAAGAGATCGAGAATTTCGTGGTCGAATATTTCCTCATGCACGCCGTCTTTGTTCACCTGGAAAAGGCGGAATGAAATTTTGGCAAGCTCCTCGGCGATGGAACGAACCGCGGCATATGTCCATGCGCTGTATGTGTTCATGGCCTTGTCTATGGAAATTTTTCTCGACCTAGACCAGAGCGTGAACGGATCGCTTTCCGCCAAGCCTGAAGCAAGCGGAATGTTTGCCGCTTTGCGTGATAGGCCTATGAGGCTGAGGGCTTTGTCGAATATGTTCATTGAAAATATGGGCAAATAAAAAAGAGGGCTTGCAACGCAAACCTCTTTGAAAGAGACTGGCGTCACAAGCCCTCCGGTGTTTCCGGTCAGACTAAATTACATACATTGAAAAGGTACATGCTTATATTAGCGGACCCGTCATAACGACACCAGACATCGGCTGTGGATATCTAAACCGACATGTGCGAAGGTTCCTCGGCCCCGACACTTTCGTTGGTGAGATGATTCAATCTATCTCTAAGCTTCTTCTCCAGCCTAATAATATCATCAGCGCTTCCGTGCGCGAGAGTTTCACTCACGTGTCCCGGGTCGACATTTTCACCATGGACGTTATTTAGTGCCGCCACATGATTCAATATCTCATTTTTTGTTTCGTTAATATTCATGGAAGCTATTCTATCACTCACCTTCATGATTTATCAATCACAATTCTGTGACCACAAATTCATCGGGGGATCCCGGCTTCTTCTGCACCGTGTATTCGACAAGTGTCACTTTTTTATCGCTGACCTTGAGGATTATTTGCCCATACGGAATTTTATCGGCAAGATCCATGATCTCCTGCCACTCCTTCGATATTTCCTTCATGATTCTTATGGTGTTCATATGAGTCCTATTACTTCGGGATTCTGCATGCCCTGTTGCACGAGACCGAGTACGAGATAGACGAATGCGTCTACCAGGTCGTCATGCTCCTCGACTCCAAAGCCGAGCAGTTGAATAATAAGATCTTCGCATCCTGTCCTCGGGAATACGATAGTGCCGTTCTGGATGTAGATTGCGATCGCCCGGAGCCTTGCTCTTTTATCGGCTCCCGCATTCATGGCGATGACCGGCAGTAACGCCCGCTCCATTTCCTCTATCGCCGCCTTTTGATATGCGACTGACTCGACAAAGAAAAGCGAGAAGGGATTGGATACCGCCATTGCTTTCGTCGTCTCTATCGTTTCGTGAAAAGAGAGTCTGACATTCAGAGGGTTGGCCTTGATATAGATTTTGGGAATGCCTTCTTTGACGAATGATGTGCCCGAGACCATGGATGTGTAGTCGGCAGTCTCTTTCTTCGATATGGCAAGGTCGATGCCGGTACCCGATAATCCAGTATGAATCTCCGGAGGCTCCTCGTCATAATATCTGATCCATTCATCCTTGATGTCGGCACCTTCCTCGGGAACGATCTTCAGAAGATATTCCCTTTGCCATGCAGTTACGCCCACCTTGTCGCGCTGATCGTCAAGTGCTTGCTGTGTCGGGTATTTCGCGAGCCATCTGGTCTTTCCGTTCCTAATGAGCGAATACTCGAGGTGTCTGAACGATTTATACTTCATGAGCCTGGCCATGAGGGCGTCCGTGTGGAGCTGATTGCCGATGACGACAAGCCTCCCGTGCACCTCATTGATGGCCGGTATCACTTCTCCCCGCAACCACCGCTCGGTCTTATCCCTGTTGTCTTTCGTGCGGACCCATTCCAAGTCCTCAGGGTCGTCGATGACCACCAGGCTCGGCCTGCTCTGCCTGTGTCTGAGTCCGCGTATTTTCTGGCCTCGCGAGCGGGCGAGTATGCGGACGCCGTTCGATAGGAGCATGTTCCTTGCTTTCCATTCCTCCTCGCTTGCAAGCGTGAAGTCCTCTCCAAATTTCCCCGTCACGTTCCCGTAGTCCTGGCGGATGAGCAGATTATTTTCCAATTCTTCTTTGATGTTTCCAATGTTCATATCAGCCTGGGTGCCGGTGTCGGCGATCGGAATGATGAACGGATACAGGTCGGGATGTTCGAGTGCCGCCCACAAAGGCAAAGCAAGTGAACCGAATGTCGATTTAGCACTTCCTCTGAAGCCGAGCACCTCTATCATCTTCTCGTTGTAATCGCCGAGCGTATCGAGGAGCTCGTCATGGAAGTTCGCCGGTGCGATGGTGAGATAGTGCGCCAGATACACGATGCAAAAACCTCGGAGCGTCTTCGCCATCATGCGCCTTGATTCATGGTCATCGTAGAGATTATTGCGGTCGAACCACGATTGCAGTTGAGGTATTTGTTGGTTGGTCTGCATTGGTTTCTTTTTGAATCATTCCCCAGTTGATGAATGCCTGGCGTATCCTCTCCCTCACCTCCTTGGGTATCGGCTTATTCCTCCTTTCGATCTCAAGAGTCCCGAAGTGTCGCTCGAAAATACCGGCATCCATCTCGGCGTTAATGATTGCTAGATCGAGCTTCATGATGGCGTTCAACGCCGATATCTGATCCCTGTAACTCGGAGGTGGTAGACCCTCCTTCTTCAGATCGTCAGTATAGAAGGCGATGCGGATGAGACGGTCGACCACAATCCTCTGCCTCTCCTTCATCTGAGCTATTCTTTCGGTGAGCTTCTGGCGGTCCACGTTCGTCGACAGCTCCCGGTTGAGCTTCCAGACTAGCTTCGTAAGATACTCCCGGCTGGCAATCTTTACACCCCTTCTTTCCAATACCTCCTGAAGCGAGCGTATTGAAATAAGGGGATCAAGGGCGATCGCATCCCTTATGGCTCTCATCATTTTTTCTTGTGCTGGAGGCAGTATTTTCATGTGGACATCTATGGCCATCTATTTTGGCAAAACCCTTATGGTTACTAACTTTCTAGCAATCGCCTTTACGACATTTACGGTCACGGCATTACCCAGGCATTTGTACCTTTGTGTGTCACTTGCGCCCTCGGTCCAACCATCGGGAAAGCCCTGAAGACGTTCGCACTCGGTCGGAGTCAGGCGGCGTATTTTGGAGCTGATTTTCACCCCGTTCGGTTCCGAAGCTCTGAGGCACATGAAATTCCTTGAATTCCTGGCATTTCCAAATTTCTTTGAATTGCCGAGCTGAATTGCCATTATCTTGGGCTGCCTGTTACCGCCCTGGGCAGTGTTCAATGTCGGACTGACTCCATCGGTCGCATATATGCGGTCATTGCTGTGGACCGGATCATTCATTTGATGTGTCTGTCCGTGACGCACATAACCTCCATTCGACGACGCGGTATAGCGTGCCGTGAGGGTCGGTATGACAATATCCGTTTGGCTGTCCGATCCGACAGGAAATACTTCTGGTCGGGGCGTGCCTCTAAGATGTCCGACAATGAACACGCGTTCCCGATTCTGCGGCACTCCGAAATCCTTGCTGTTAAGCACCTGCCATTGGAGGTCATACCCGAGCCCATCCAATGTGCGTAGGATGACACCGAAGGTCCTCCCGCCTTCGTGATTGAGAAGCCCTTTAACGTTCTCAAGGAGTAGAAGCCGTGGTCTTTTGGAAGAAGCAATGCGAGCAATCTCAAAGAAGAGTGTCCCACGAGTGTCTTCAAAGCCCTTTCTCTTGCCGGCAATAGAGAAAGATTGGCAAGGGAAACCTCCAATGAGTAAGTCGAAATCGGGCAGATGCCTTGCTCTGATCTTCCTGATATCTCCGTAATTTTTGTGCTTGAAATATTTTTCATAGATACTGATGGCATGTTTGTCGATCTCGGAGTAACCCACGCAATGAGGTGCTCTCGGGTCATGACTCCAGTCAGGCAGTTCGATATGTCGTCGCTTCTTGTCGTTAATTCCTTTCCCCTTCGCGGACTCCAATCTCTGCCTTTTCTTCTCATTTCCCTTCTGATTTTCTTTGACTCCTCGGACCTCCTTTCTGTTAATGATTTCCACATATGCTTGTATTATTCCCAGTTCAAATCCTCCGATGCCGGAGAAGAGGCTGAAGTACCTCATGGCTTTACTTTGCTAATCTTCTCCCAGCGATCCCGAATAACATCGCAGAACTTCGGATCAAGCTCGATCATGAACGCTCGCCGACCGACCTTTTCAGCGGCAGCCATAGTGCTTCCAGAACCTGCGAATGGATCAAGGACGATGTCATTGCGTTTGGTCGAATTCCTGAGCGCCCGCATGGATAGCCAATCTGGCTTTTCCGTAGGATGCAAATATCTCGATACTGCCTTCCTTGGCATCTCCCAGACATCGAATTCATTGTCGCCGTGGAATTTGTGCGTACCGCTTTTCCAGCCGTATATGATTCCCTGGGCGGTCTTCGGATCAGGCTTTTTGGCTCTTGCTATCCACTCATGCTTGTAGCGGTAATCATTCCATCCCATCGAGGGCACGTTCTTGACCCAGATAATAACTCCGGAATGCTGGAAGCCGTTCGATAGCATGCTCTGAAGAAACTGGGGATATGAGCTCCAACCAGAACAGATGTAGAACGAGGCGCCTTCCTTGGAATGAGTAAACAATTCATGGAAAGCGGCATCAATGAATTCCTTGAATTGGGTATCATCCATATTGTCGTTCTTGATTGATTCATTTCCTTCTTGATTTAGTTTTTCTCCGCGACTCTTGTAGTTCACATTGTATGGAGGATCGGTAAAGACCATATCGGCACGCTCGTCTCCGAGGAGCTTCTTGTAGGTCTCAGGATCAGTAGAGTCTCCACAGGTGAGTCTGTGGGGACCGAGATCATACATCTCTCCAACCTTCGACCTAGGTTCACCCTCAAATTCTCCGATATCCTCGCTTTCCTCATCATCGGACATGGTGAGATCCAATATCCGGCTGATTTCATCCTCCTTGAATCCGGAGGCGGGAATATACGGTGACTCTTTGAGTTCGACGATCATGTCCGAGAGTTTCTTTTCGTCCCATTTCCCCTTGATCTTGTTCAGGGCGAGGTTGAGGAGCTTTTCCTGCTCTATGTGCAAATCGACCAGATTGGCCGGAATGAGGGCTATTCCGTCCCTGGTTTCTATGCCATTTACCCCCTCGCCTTGGGCCAGAATTGCCTCCACGGCGCTAGTACGCTGATGACCGCCCACCAGTACCCATTTTCTGTCGCCACATCGTTCACAGGTGTGAGTGTTGACCACCACCGATTCCACGAAGCCGAAGGTCTTGATGCTGGTCTTCAGTGCCGCCATTTCTGATTCCGGCATGATACGCGGATTGTATTCAGCTCTGCGCAAATCCTTGATATTTATTTTAGTTGTCTCCATGTTCATCTTCGTTAGTTTTGCCGTCGTTTACGGCGATTATAATTTCGACCCGAGCTTTCTTGTCGCCTGCGAGCTCGCTCTTGAATGATCCGTCCAGGTATTTGTCGTTGTAGAAGAGCGCATCGGCAATCGAGCCGAAGATATTCTCAGGATCGCCATGCTTGTCGTCCTTCCAGAAGATGCGAATGTCCATATTCGCCTTTTCACCTTCGTACAGTTTTATCGGCTTTTTGAAGACGCGCATGTATCTGATGTGGACCCTGAAGTCGAGGTCGAGAAGGGATTTCAGGAATGCTTCCTGCACATGACACTTCCACCCCGAGTATCTCCTCGCTTCCGGAGTCCATTGCTGCCGATATGTCTTCTTGATCTTAGGCAGAGGATTGCCGGTGTCACTTTCGTAATTTCCTCGTATTGAGAATGAATAATATTTCATGATTTTATTTGTGCGTTTTTAATTGAAAACTTTCCGTACAGATCCGCCTTGAGCCTTCCAAGCTCGAGGCGGTTATCCACAGGCGGATCTCCAGATTGCCTAGAACTTTGTTTCTCTTTGTTTCCTATCTTTTGTGTGTTCAGCAGCTGAACCGGTTTCGGTCTACTAGCTGAACCGCTTTTGGTTCGGCTACTGAACTGGTTCACTAGCTGAACCACTTTATCCACAGACATATTCAGGTTGATTTGATAGTAGTTTCCCTTTCCCGTTTTGCGGACCGTAATGGCTCCGGCGTCAGTCAGATTCATGAGCCCTTTATAGACCGAGGCACGGGCAAGTCCGGCGCCATAATCGAGAGCGTTTCCTCTCCTGTCCTTGATGCCTTCCATGAACTGCGAGAAGCTGATGCGATCCGCTTCCTTATGAAAACCGAACGTGCGGCGACATATGTAAATCAGACATCGGGCTTCGGCTTCCGGTATGAGAGGAATGACCTTGTCGAGAATGAGATTGGGCATTTGAGTACTATTCGGAATCAGATTTTGCATTTTGTGTTCTTCCATTGTGGTGAAGAAAGAAAGCGCCGTATGGCGTCATCTTTCCTTGGCCTTCTGATCTCAATCCTCGCGCCGCTGCGGCGAGGACTGAGTCAGCGGCCAAAGTCAGCGCTTTCTTTCTATTTTGTTTTTGCCTTGGCCTCTGTTTTCTTGGCTGGCTTCTCGACCTTTGGTTCGGCCTGTTTCATTTCGGCCGCCTGTGTCTGGATGTGCTTCTGCACAAAGTCCTGCACCTTATGGAATCCGTCTTCGAGCTGCTCGGGACGCAAGGATTCAACCACCGTCCAGCTCATGGTGTTGAAGGCATACTGTATTGCGTCGATCTTGAGCTTCTTCTGGTCGGCGGACTGTCCCGGCCAGACAGAGACGAGGTAATTCTCGATCTCCTCGAGCCATCGCTTCTTCATCTGCTTCCACTCGTACTTTTCCTCCTCGGTGCGGAAGAGTGAGCCTGCATCACGTTCGGCCGTGGTTTTGAGTTTCTCAGGTGCCTCGAGCATCACCTCAATCGAAGGAGCGAAGTCCTTGTAGCCAGGATTTTCGAAGACCTTGCCGTCTATCACTGTCGAGCGATCCTTGATCACAATTCCCTGCCTCGTTACTTTCTTGATCGAGCCTCCTTCCATCTCCTGCATGCGTTCCATGAGGACGAGAAGATCGGGTTCATAGGCTGTCTCTCCTTCGACTTTCATCTTCACGCCTGACTTGTATATCTCACGCTTGCCGGTCTCCTTGTTGATCTCGTTCTCGTACTCATAGCCGGCACGTCCGGTCATGATGATGTGATACGGATCTCTCACGAACGGGTCGGAGAATTCCGATTTCCAGGTGGGCTTGATCACGCCCCAGTCTTGGAACTCGAGCCTGGTTCTGCGAACCTTCTCGGCGTATGCCTTGAGAAAGTCCTCCCAGACATGGGATATCGAATCGATGATGAGGATGTCGCCTGCACCCTGTCTCATCCTCGCCATGGTTTCCTTGAGGTCGGCGAGAGACCTTGATTCGCGGACCAGTACCTCTATCCCTTCGGCGGCGAACATGGATTTGAGGAATTTGGCCGCCTTTTCGGTGTCGAAGATGACCACCGGCTTTTTTGATCTGACCCTCTTATGGAGCCCTATGGCTATCTGAGCAGCCGTGTAGGTCTTGCCTGTGCCGGCGAAGCCTTCGAAGGCCGCTTTGAAGTAGGGCTTGGTGTTGCCTATGGGAGCGAAGAATGTCTCGGCTCCTTTCGGCTTGGTTTGTAATGTTTGCGGGTTCATATATTTTGGTTATTGACTTCCCGGAAGAGATTTGAGAGACTGAAGGTGTTGAAGTTTCAATTTCTCCCTCTCCAGGGAGATTTTATTTTTTGAATAATTTGGTAATTCTTTTGTCGGCAGCCTTAAGCTGCACTTCGTGTATCTGACCAGTGATTTCATTCAGCAATCCGTCGTAGATGATCCCGTGCGCCATGGTTATGGCCTTATCGTCATCCGCATCGATATTGGTTAGCTTGCCCATCAGATCGCCGGTGAATTCAGCGACCTCATCGAGCATATGAGCGAGGATCTGCTCATGGACAATGGCTGGAGCCTTAGCTTTGACCAGTGTCAGAGCTTCCCTGGCCAACGTTCTCATCTGAACTTGCTTGGGTGTATCCATACATTCTTTGTCGCCTCAGTTTTTTCTCTTGAAGGTTCTGCTGCCTTTCTTTGCTCAGAACAGCGTTCTTCCTGAAGCGGATCTCTTTAGGTAGGTATTCAATGTCGACTACATCGCCTATGGTTAATCGGTACTTATCCGTGAGCCATTTACCTTCGAGGATTAGAGCGGGTATGCCGTATCTCCGATAGGTTATGGCTCGTGCATTTTTTATTTTTTTCATTGGTAGCATCAGGCCGTGTGCACCGGCCGATCCCGTGAGGGCAATGATTAGCTAGCGGTATTTCTTGTGAATCTCCAGAGCTTCAGGGTGAATACCGAGTTCCCTGAACAAGAGATTGACTTGATGGGCGTCTCCCTTGATGCCTACATGCCATTGATTCACTTCATTGATTGGCCGCTTTTCCTTGTAGTCATAGATCGTCACGACCATCGGACGTCGCTTGCTTTTCGACTTGCAAGCCCACTCGACTCGGACTTTTTCGTCGCTGGACTGCCAGTCGCCTTCCTTGGTCCGGTCATGCGGTGTCCCCAGTTTATCCACAAGCTCTGGGTACGAGATGTGCAAATAGCCGTGGAAACTTGAACCGATGGCGTCCTTGGAAAGTGCCGGAATGAAGTTTGATTTCGTCTTCATGCTCCTTAAATTTATTGCTGGTAATATTCGACCTTTGCAGACCAGCGGATAGCAAAAAACCTCTCGTTTTTCTTGAGAGGTTCCAGTAATTTTAAACTTATTTTGAGCCGTTTGGCTTAGAAGATGGGGTTGTTATATCTTAAACTCCATAACATCCCCATCTTACGAATTTGACATGTAACATTGTAAGTGTTATTATCTATCCTAGAAAGGTGGTGATTATTATGGGCAATGGAGCCTACTGGTGGGTCGCTCTGGATAATGC